CACAATCCGACAAGATATGCTGCAAGCAAAGCAACAAGACCCTACTATTGACTTACTAGAGTTTGCAAAAAACGCAATTGAGTCTACTGGAAAAAAAATTGACACTAGTTATGAAGATGAAGTTAGTGGTGACCTACTGAAATTTGCTAGTATAAATGGTGTTCAGGTAAAAGATGGCAGGTATCTATTAAAAGATATAGACGCCGCCATTGCAGCAGCTAAAGACGCAACAGCTGATGCGGATGAATTGGACAGATTAATTAAACTGGCACTTGGTGTCGCATTTTTACGGGAAAAACAATACACGGGGATTAAATAATGGACGCTGATCTGGAATTTATGAAATTTAGAACCATGCGTTTTTTTAATAGCGGTGACTATGAACTCAAGAAAGATGATCTTGGGTTTTATAGGTACACGCTGTTGCCTGTGCCTGATGATGCAGCAGCCCTTGGCGATCAACCTACGCCTACTCCTGAAGCAACAATTAAAAAAGGGATAGCTGCGGCTACTGCTCCAGTAGACACTGGTGTTAAATTTACGTCTGATCTTCTCAGGTCAGGGGTTAACAAACTGAACGACAAGACGTTCTCCTTGCTTGCGGATAGATTTGCTGCTGCTGGTGTAGACCAAAAGATTTTTAAAAAGATATTGGAATCTACGGCTGGTGAAGCCAGTAACTTTGCTATGGATATATTCTTTCCTAGAAACACGTTTGACGTTGCTCTTGGCACTGCATTTGGGCCTCTATCCAAGCCAGTAAGAAAAGTTGCTGGAGCTGCTGCCGGAACACTTTTAACATCTGGATTGGCTATTCCTGATGAACAGGTAATGGCATCTGAATTAACTACTACCGATAAACCGTTAATTGATGAGGCTCAGTAATGGCTACTACATTAGATACTAAACTCGATGCTATGACTGCAAAGCCTACGCAAGTAGTTCCACCAATCAACCTAAACCCGGTTGGAGATCCGTTTGAAAACATTAGTTCAAGCCAATCTGAAGTGCCGCCATCTATTGACGCATTGGCTGTAACAGCAGATGCACCGACAGTTATTTCTGATGTTGTAGAAGAACCAGTAGTCGCAGGTCAAAAAGAAGCATCCGCAAAAGGAATATTTAAAGCAATTGAAAAAGGGGCAAAGGTTCTTGAGCAAAAGTTTAATGCACATGAAGCATTGGCTCGTTCTAAAATTATTCCAAAAATTGAACCAATTACGGCAGTTGAAGGCGGCTATTTAGTTAAGACTGCTGATGAAGCAGAAATGCAATCAATTCTTGGAACAATACCTGATTACAATGGGAAGGGTCTTAATATCGTTCGTTTTGGCGACACGATAGGAACTGATGCAGCAGATTATTTTGCAAGGGTTAAAGCAGCAAATCCTGATCTTATTGACGCTGCTAAAAGAGGAACCATAACAATAGATCAACTCCTTGTTAGTGCTGAAAATGTTGGTTTAAATGACCTTATTCAAAAATTTGCAATGAGAAAGCCAGGTCAAAGCCTACCATTGGCTGAAGATGTTGTTGCTGGGGTAGTCGGGTTAAAGAGCTTGCACCTTGAAATGAAGACACTGGTTGACACTGCTAGAGCAAGCGGGTCTCCTGAAGATGCAAGAAAAGTTTTACAAGCTCTAACTTTAACAAGAGCGTACATTAGTGGGTTGTCGGGTGTTGCTTCAGAAAGTGGACGTACACTTGGTGCGCTTGGAGGATTGGCTCAAAAAACGGGTGTTTCCGTAACTAAAGCAGCGGAAGAAACAGATCTTCTTTTTCGTCGGTTTGAAAAAACTGGTGATCTTAAATTGTTTAATGAGTATATTGGGTTTTTTGAAACGGACGCTCAAAGAACTGCATTTGTTAATGGCGGTTGGGTTGATAAATTAAAAAAAGGCGTAGGAAAAACATATGATATTGTTCAAGAGGGATTTATAAACGGTCTGCTGTCAGGCCCATCAACCCATATGATTAACACATTTGGTAATGCCGCATTTGGCACATGGCAGGTTGGTGAAAGATACGCTGCTGCTGGTATTGGATATATGCGGACGCTTGGTGGCTTTACGGGTAAAGAACGTCTGACTCTTAGCGAAGCAAATGCTTTTGCACTTGCAAGTAAGGATGCGTTTCAAGACGCTCTCAGAATTGCTGGGGCAAGTTTTGTGCGTGGTGAACCTATAACAGGTGGTCTTGCGTCAAAGGTTGAATTGTCTGGTCGCAAGGCTCTTGATGCTAGCAATCTTGGTGTTGTGCCAGATACACCGTTAGGTCTTGGAATTAATTTTCTTGGGACAATCCAAAGAATGGCTGGCAGGTTTTTGATTGCAGAAGATGAGTTCTTCAGAGTCGTGGCTTATCGGCAAGAATTGGCTGCGCTTACAATGAGAGAGGGTGATAAAGCATATTTTGCCTCTAAGGCCGCTGGAGACGCTGAAGATGTTGCCCGTCTAAAAGGAGCCAGTGTATCGGCTAGTTTTGCCAACAACCCTCCAGAGTCATTGATGAAAGACGCAATGACTCATGCAAAGACTTCGACGTTCCAGACTGAAATGACTGGTCATCTTGAAACTGCTGAAAAATTTTCAAACCTTCCCGTTGTTAAAATTGTCATACCGTTTTTTAGAACCCCAACCAACATTACGATTGAGGTGTTAAAAAGAACTCCGCTCAATCCTAGTTCATATTCTGCAATGCTGAAGTCTGGCCCAGAGGCTGACCTTGCTTTAGCTAAGTTTGGTCTTGGCTCTGCTGCTATGGGTACATTTGCTTATATGGCCTATGGAGCAGACAAGCCTGACTTTTTTATTACTGGAATGGCAGCAGAAGAAAGAGAAAACAAAAACAGAGACGCTCGTCTTGGAATACAACCTTACTCGTTTGTATTTAAAAACCCTGATGGTTCTTATGAAAGTGTATCGTATGCTAGATTTGAGCCGCTATCTGCCTTGTTAGCTATATCAGCAGATTATGCTCAATTTGCTAAAGATACAGATTTATCTGATTTAGGTGCTTTTGACACAAGTAGGGAACTGGCAACTGTCGGAGGGCTTGCCCTTGCTCAGTATATGTCAACACAACCATTTGTTGAAGGAATGGCTGAGTTTGCTCAAGTTTTTGAGGAATATAAAAGAAGTGACGACAGAAATGTTGTTAAATTATTTCTTGAAAAAACAATTAAGGGAGCAACAAGCACGGTTATAACTGCAACTCCAGGCTTTGGTTCATTCTCTGCAACGGTTGAAAGATATGTAGACCCTACTGGTAGCGAAACCTATGTGCCTTCGTCCGTCAGCTCGGATGCAAATGAAATAGTTTCTGGGTTCTATCAGGCTCTTGATCGGGCAAAATCAAGAGTGCCTGGCCTATCAAAAGATGTTGAACCTAAACTTAATATTTGGAACGAAAATGTAATGCAGGGGAGGGGATCATCCCTTGAATTAATTAGTCCGATTAAAATCATAAACGGAAAATATAATCCTGTAGATGCAGAATTGCGTCGTCTTGATATTGGACTTGATACACCACCAAAAAACATTGTTACCAATGTTCCACTTACTGCAAAGCAATATAATAAATGGATTAGAATAGCTAATTTATTGGACGAATCAGGACAATTGCCAGGAGATAACGGATATGATGAAAGCACAACTTTGCTTAATTCTCTGTCTGAAATAATAAAATCTGAAGATTACAAATCTCAGTCCATTGAAGAACAACAAAATCAAATCAAACAGGCGTTTAGTCACTCATATGGGGAAGCAAAAAAAATGATCATTTATGAGTTGAATTTAACAAATCCTGAATTCAGAAGCAGATTAAAAGCAGCAAACTCAAAGATGTCTGAGTCTTTAGACTCTATGCAGGAGTGAGATTGAGCAACGAGACCGTGTAGTGTATAAGGTGCAAATCGAACGAGGTGATCTATGGCTGACTACTCAATTACCGCAGTAACCCGTAGGGTTGTGTACACCGGATCTGCTGGTGTTGGCCCCTATGCGTTTACCTTCCCAGTGATTAGCCAGACAGACCTTGCTGTCTATCAGAACTCGACCAAGCTGATACTTACAACAGACTACACTGTAACGATTAACGGGGCTAACGGCACTGGATCGGTGACCCTAGTGGTTGCTGCTACAGGTGCTGACCAGATTGTTATCATCGGTGCAAGGGCCATTGAGCGCACTACTGACTTTGTGACCGCAGGTGATTTGAAAGCCTCGTCTCTAAATGAACAGTTGGATGCCTCTATCATCTTGATCCAGCAACTTGCTGAAGAGAACAAGCGTACTATAAAGGCTCCGCAGTATGACCCTGCCGCTCTTGAGGACGGTGGGAATGTCAACATGATTCTGCCTGTACAAGCAGACCGCGCTGGCAAGACATTAGCATTTGATTCCAACGGCAATCCGGTTGTTGTAGGCAACTCATTTGGCTCTGGATTTGTTACTATAACATCAGGCACTGGTGCAGCTTCAATACCTGCCAGCACGACAGCAAACCGTCCTACACCAGTTACAGGTCATTTTAGGTTTAATACTGATCTAGTTCAGTTCGAGGGCTACAACGGTTCTAATTGGGGTGCTGTCGGTGGCGGTGCTACAGGTGGTGGTAATGATGAGATTTTTCATGAAAACGGTCAGACTGTAACTACAAACTATACAATCAGCACTAACAATAACGCAGGAACATTTGGCCCAATCACGGTTGATAGTGGCGTCACGGTCACCGTTCCTTCTGGCAGCACGTGGTCGATAGTATGATGAACATTATTTTGGAGACTTTCCGATGCCTGTAAAACTCAATGGAGCAACATCTGGGTCAATAACAATAAACACCCCTGCGGTTGCCGGAACCAACACGCTTACGCTTCCTGCTGTGACTGATACGCTTGTAGGTCTAGCCGCTACGCAGACATTAACCAATAAGACGTTGAGCAGCCCAACAATAACGGGAACACCTGTTGGTATATCTGGGATGCTTGTCCGCGCACCGCAGGTTTTAACTGGAACATCCTACACAACCCCAGCAAATTGCAGTTTTATAGTTGTTTTAGCTGTTGGGGGTGGAGGCGGCGGCGGTGGTGGAAGTAGATATACCTCAAATACTAATGGGGGAAGAGGAGGGGCAGGTGCTGCAACATTCCAAGCTACCATCGCAGTATCCCCAAGCACACCGTATACAATAGCTGTTGGTGCTGCTGGAACAGGCGGGGCAGGGCGAGCAAGTAGTAGTGGTAACGGGACAGCAGGTGTAACTGGTGGAACCACAAGTATTATTGTTGGAGCGACTACATATGCTGCTGGTGGCGGTGCTGGTGGTGCAGGTGGTATTTCAAATGGTGGCACTCAAACTGGAGCAACGGGTGGTGTAGCAAGTCCAACAGCTTCATTATTGTTATATTCCAATGGGGGAACAAGTGATTCAGGAAGTGCAGCATTCGGAGGTGCTGGTGGAAATTCCTTAGGTGTTTTTTCTGGTAAAGGGGGAGATAACGATATTGCTGCTAATGGTTTTGGTGCTGGTGGTCAAGGAGGGGATGGTGGTAATAATGCCAATGGAACTGCTGGTTCAACGGGAGTTGCGGGTTGTTTAATTGTCTGGGAGTATTCATAATGAGATGTGCAGTAGTTCAAAACTCTGACAACATTGTCGTCAACCTGATCATGGCTGATCCGTCTGTTGATCCAGCCCCTGAAGGCACGATCCTTGTCGGGCTGCCAGATGACTCACCAGTCAGCATGGGTTGGATATACGACCCCGCAACAGGCCAGTTCACAGACCCCAATCCTCCAGTTGAAGAAGTAATTGAGGTAACGCCATGACTGTAACCATAAACGGAACCACAGGTATAGCTGGTGTTGATGGCTCTGCTGCTACTCCAGCAGTGCAGGGCAACGATACCAACACGGGTGTGTTTTACCCTGCCGCAGATATTGTAGCTATCTCGACGGGTGGCACTGAGAGGATGCGTGTTACAAACACGGGCGTTGCTGTAGCTGCGGGAACGGCCACGGCTGCGCCTCTTAATCTTACATCTGGCACAAATTTAACAACGGCTACTGCTGGTGCAGTAGAATATGATGGCAAGGTATTTTATGGAACTCCGCAAGGCACGCAGCGCGGTATCATACCCGACGCTCAGTTCTATCGGTTGAACGCTGATTATGCAGGGACAGCATCAACAAGCGCTCAAGGCATATTTGGGGCAACGCTTGGTGTAACGCTGTCTTCAAGCACGGTTTATGCGTTTGAAATGGTTGTTGTTTTTTCAAAAACAGCTACCGCAACTATACATACTTTGTCTCTCGGGTTTGCTGGAGCAGCAACATTAAATAACATTTTGTATGGCGGCGTGACAAATTACAGCGCGACTGCTTTTTCGTCAGGTACGTCAGGCAGCCCAGCTACATTTTATTCAAACACAGCCTCAGCAACTTCTATAGGTAGTGCTACTGCAAGTGCCAATTTTAATTGGACAACGCAATTTAGAGGCACTGTTAACGTTAACGCAGGCGGTACGTTTATTCCGCAATACACTACGTCAGTGTCTGTCGGACCTTATTCAACCCTTGCAGGGTCGTATATCTTAATCTACCCAATCGGCTCCGCAGGGCTTATTAACGTAGGAACATGGGCATGAGAGAATATTATAATAACGGTGTCTCGTTTAGAGATAATGGTGAGCCTGATAATCTGTCAGAAGGTGGAGTTTTTTTTGACCACATACCGTCCGAGTCAGAATTGATTGCAGCGTTCTCAAATTACACAGATGCAAAGACTGCCTATCAGTTTAATTTTCTACGCTTAGATCGCGATAGTTTGTTGCGTGACAGCGATATTAACGTCACCGCAGACCGTTGGGCAGCAATGTCTACTGAAACACAGACAGCTTGGGCGACATACCGTCAGGCCTTGCGTGATCTTCCTGCCAATACCATTGATCCATTAAATCCAACTTGGCCTACAAGGACGGGAGCGTAATATGACCGGAACTCTAAAGACGACGCTCATCCAGAACCCGTCATCGGCTGATGTCAATATCACACTAGGCACGGCTGGTCAGGTGACACTAGCCAAGAGTCCTGTGTTGAATGGCTCTACATCTGGAACACTCACGATTGCGGCTGCTGCGGTAGCGGGTACTAATACAATTACATTTCCTGCCGCAACAGACACGGTTGCAACCCTTGCTGCTACTCAGACGCTGACCAATAAAACTATTCAAGGTGGGGCTATTACATCTGCTACAGCACAGGCGTCTACCTCTGGTACAAGCATCGACTTCACTGGCATCCCGTCATGGGTAAAACGTATTACGGTGATGTTTAACGGCGTAAGTACGAGTGGTACTTCAGTAATTCAAATTCAAATTGGCTCTACTACTTTTACCACAACAGGATATGTTTCAAGTGCTGGTGCAGTTAACTCTGGTACTGGACAAGCAGGGTCAACTACTGGCTTTGCTCTTACTTCAGGAACTGCCGCTGCATCATCTCAATCGGGAGCTATTACGCTAAGTTTACTTAACACAAGCACATATAACTGGGTTTCTAGTGGTACTCTTCAGTACACAACAACGACTGGTGCTATGTATATGTCTGCTGGAACAATAACCTTATCTGGCGTCTTAGACCGTGTTCGCATCACCACAGTAGGCGGCACAGATACTTTTGACGCTGGCTCTATCAACATTATGTACGAGTGATCTGATGGAAGCTGACGAAGCCAAACTTGTAATTGATTCGACCATAGCTACAGGTGCTATCACAATGCCGCTATGGGTGACTGAGTTACAGGGTTGGATTGGCTTTGCTATTGCTGTCGGTGGATTAATCCTTGTTGTGATTCGTATTATTATTGCCGTACGAGACTGGCAGAAAGGTTCTTAAATGGACCCTTTTACCCTCATCGCCGGGGCAACCGCCATCTTTAATACAATTAAGTCAGCTACCGATGCTGGACACGACATGATGGACACCGCCGAAAAAGTCGGCAGCCTGTTCGGTCGCATTGCTCAAATAACGCAACTAACTTCTGGCAAGCGCAAGAAAAAACTATTTCAAAGCCAAGCAGAGTATGAAGCAGAGGCAATTAAACTCTATACATTAAAGCAAAAAGCCCAGCAATTACAACTAGATACACGAAATTTATTTGTTTCTGTATACGGGGTAGCAGCCTGGTCTGCAATTCAAAAGGAGATAATCGAAATTCGTAAAGAAGCACAGCGTGAAGCAGCGGCAGCACAGCGTGAGGCTGAAGAGAACCGCAAAGATATGATCATGGGTGCATGGTTAATCGGTGCGGTTGTCCTGTTCTCTGTCTGCGTTGGCATCGGCATGGTATTGTTTGCAAAATGAAGTACCTGATCATAACTATGATGATCGTCTTGACCGGGTGCGAAGACCGATACCGATACCCGTGCCAAGATCCTGCCAACTGGGACGCACCTGAATGCAATCCTCCTATTTGCACAGCCTCTGGAACCTGTTCCGCAGACACCCTAAAAAGAAATCCATGCGGAGCCGTCGCAAGATGAGGATCAAAGAGGACGAACTCCATGCTCTCTTGCAGTTTATCATCGGGGTAAGTCTATGCCTGACGCTGACTGGAACTGTGTTCGCTGTGCTGTACAGCCTGATCTTTGTCGTGCAGCCGATTGACGGTCAGGCTCCAAACGACCAAGAATTTTTTAAGTTAATTGCACCGATTGCTACATTCTTAACTGGCACTCTGTCAGGCATCATGCTCGGCAGCAAATCTACTGGAGGTAAAGATGGACCTGCTTAAAACATTCGGCCCCCTGCTTGGCTCGGTAGCCCCAACGCTGGCAACGGCTCTAGGAGGCCCACTGGCTGGCCTTGCTGTCAAATCCCTATCCAAGGCACTGCTGGGTGCTGAAGACTTCTCAGAGGAAGCCGTAATGGAGGCTATGGCTACTGCATCTCCAGAGCAGTTGGCTGCCGTGAAAAAGATTGATGCTGATTTCAAGGTGCAGATGAAGGCCTTGGACATTGACCTGGAACGAATCGCTGTTGATGACCGTAAATCTGCCCGTGATATGCAGAAAGAAACCAGAGACTGGATTCCACGGGCGTTGGCAGTCAGTGTAACTGCTGGATTCTTTGCTATTCTGATTTATATGCTAGTCTATGGCTTGCCGACAACAGGCAACGAGGCATTGTTGTTGTTGCTCGGTGCGCTACAGACTGCTTGGGGTGGCATTATAGCGTTCTATTTTGGATCGTCATCTGGCAGTCAGAAAAAAGATGCTATGATCTATAACTCGACACCAAAGGAGTAGGCTGTGGCAAGCAAGGTTAACGCTGCTGGTAACTACACCAAGCCCACAATGCGTAAAGCTATTTTTGAACGCATCAAGGCAGGGACAAAGGGCGGCAATCCAGGTCAATGGTCTGCTCGGAAAGCACAACTGTTGGCAGTCCAGTACAAGTCTAAAGGTGGGGGCTATACGTCGTGAAAGCACCTCAGAAATCACTCAGGGAATGGACGCTGCAAAAGTGGCGTACCAAGTCCGGTAAACCATCTGCTGAAACTGGCGAAAGATACTTGCCTGAGAGGGCAATCAAGTCTTTGAGTTCAGCAGAATATGCTGCGACTACGAAAGCAAAGCGCGAGGGAACCAAGGCTGGCAAGCAATTTGTAAAACAACCAAAGAGCATTGCTGACAAGGTAAAATCATTCCGGTAAGGAGACTGATATGCAAGACAACTTTGAAGAATCACTCGCCCATGTTTTGAAACACGAAGGCGGATTCGTGAATCACCCCAAAGATCCAGGGGGAGCAACCAACCTCGGATGCACGAAGCGTGTCTGGGAAGAGTGGGTCGGACATGAGGTAACGGTAGATGACATCAGATCCCTCACAGTTGCCGACGTCACGCCGCTCTATAAGAAGAAGTACTGGGACGCAGTCCGTGGTGATGACCTCCCGCGAGGTGTTGATTTTGCTGTGTTCGACCTTGCTATTAATAGTGGTACTGGTCGTGCCAGCAAGCTACTACAAAGGGCTGTCGGTGTGGCTGCTGACGGTGCTATCGGACCCGCAACCCTAGCCGCTGTAGCTGATGCAAATCCACGTGAACTTGCTACCAAGATATGTGAATTACGTTTGGCTTTTCTACAGGCGTTACCAACATGGGAAACATTCGGCAAGGGTTGGGGTCGTCGGGTTAAAGAAACCGAGAAGACTGCATTCAACATGGCTTCTTAATAGTCGTGCTCTTCGTCTAGAAAGTGATCCTCTGCTATCTCGGAGGCTTTGTCGTTGATAGCCAGCAGGACACTTTCCCAGATCATTTTGCTCATTTCGGTTGATTTTAACTCCCGTGCTTGATCCCATTCGAGAGTATTGCCATCCCATTGAACAGCCGACAGATACCACAAAGATTCTTCTTCTCGGTCAAACACGATATACGCTTTGACAGTCTCAATAATAACGTCTGTTTCGACCAGATTGTTAAACAAATCTAGTTCTTCAATTTCGATCATTGCGTCTCCCATCACTATACCCTCTTTTGTATCCGGCTTCGTCTCCCTCATTAAATCCCCTGTAGTACTCGTTTTGTAATTCTTCCCGCAACCTATCATATTCAGTTTTGGCATAATCGTAGTGCATCTGTAGATCGGAGTTAGCCAACCGCAACCGCTCGATCTCGTCAGCCGCTTCTTTCCACGGCCCCATGAAGTTCAGAACGCGCAGCCTGTCAACGATATCTTCCATTACTCTTTCTCCTTTAATTCATCAATAACATAAGCGGTAATCAACTTTGCGTAGCTCTCCCAAGATTGACCACTAAGTGGTGTCAACATTGAGATAGAAGCTAATGATCCACGCAGTCTTAGAACTTCATCTTGCAACTTATCGCATTCAGTTCTGGCATAATTATACCACATTTGGAGGTCTGAGTTAGCTAACCGCAACTGCTCAATCTCGTTAACGGCTTCTTTGTAGTTCTGATGCCACATATCGGCCTGAACCTCCCAGTAATCAGCCTTTGTCATTTCTGCTGACACCTCGCGGTCTGGCATCCGTTGTCGATACATTCCCATCACTCTTTCTCCTTGAGTGCTTCACGGGCAATCGTTTGCCCAAGCAAAACAAATTGCGGGGTCCATGCGTTTGGCGGTGGCATTTTAAATGCCAAGCGTCCAACCCTATCACCTGCAAGTCGCAACGCTTCCCGCAACCGCTCATTCTCCGCTTTTAATTTGTTGTAATTAAAATAAATATTAATTGTCCCAATGGCATCCATCACTCTTTCTCCCTCAGTGCCGCATACGCAAGAGCCTGACCATGACCAGAGCCCTCTTCTGCGATTTGTTGCAGGACTTGCTTCAGCCGATTGTTTTCTTTGATAAACACGTCCATCAATTCAAATGCTAGTTTCTTGTCTTCCCGTATCTTGATGATCTCGTCGGCTGCCTCGGCACACCACTCACCTTCTTGGCTCCAACTAATGTCAACAGTTCGCAGTCGGTCTACGATGTCAGTCACTTTAATAACTCCCTTATTCTGTCGTGTATCGTCATCATGACTTCGTTGTCTTCGGCATTAGCTTCTTCAAGATCCAGTGCGTTATTAATCTTCACACGCAAGTCATCCATGCGGAGCCTCTCGGCAGCCAACTTGTTTTGCGTATCCATGTATGCCGTCTTCCATTGATCTATAATTGTCTGTTGTTTCATGTGAATCACCAATGCGTTGAGGGCTATCCCGACTGCCGTGCAAATAACTAGCAAGGCAATCGGGCCTAGTACCGTGAATGGGTCGATCATTTCTTCATAGACTGCTTCACTGATGCAGCAATCTGATCATCAAGATCAGACAGCACAACCTGCAACTGTGTTGCCTTGGCAGCATCTGGCAGCTTGGTCTCGGCAAACTGTCCTGCAAACCCGACATAGGCAGCCAGATCAATCCAACTGTCCTGATGCGTCCTCTGGTTAGCAATCCTCGCTAGTTTCACAGCCATCATCACAACCGATACATCATACGCAGAAATATTTTTACTCAGAATCGTGCCAGCAATAGTTGCCGCTCTTGTAAATGATGAACTCGCATCACCGTAATCCTGATGGCGGTCCTCTATAATACTGAGAGATTGAGTAAGAATGTCTTTGTGGTTCACTTGCTTGATCCTTTTTCTTTTGTTCAAGGGCTGATCGCCCGGTAGGTGGCTTGCCGTGTAAAGTAACATCGTTGCCTTCAGCTAGTTCCTTGACGATCCTGTCTCGCTGTTTCTTAAACTCTTCCTCGTTCGATTGTGATAGAGACTGGAACTTTTCAGGATCTTCACTAATCTTTTTATCGCGGTTGACCCATTCTCCGACCGTTGAGTAGGGTATGCCAGTTATCCGGCATACCTGTGCTTGTGATCCGTACTTCTTAAACAAGTCCAAGACTTTCTGTTTGTCTTGGTCAGTCCACTGCGTCATGCAAGTTCCTCGTACCTCTTTGAATACTCGTCATTCAAGGCTTCCCGCCATGCTACAGGCCAGTCTTTAACCTCGTCAATCAGGCCAACCTTCATGTCACGCAGCATATCCTTAGTGGTAGCATCCCTGATCAACCGCTCTACCTGCTTCCAGCGGTCAGGGTTGTCCTTCTTGATGCCATTGCTGCTCTTTGTAGGGGCTGTAGGAACCTCGGACACGACCCGATTAGGACGGTCGATAGCACCCTCG